GAAAAGGGTTACCGCTTCACCTGGCCCTACCAGCTCATAACTGACTTCGGCGAATGAGGAAATCGGGGTATCCTCAATATAGATGCCCTCAACATCGTACTCACCCCGGCCAATGCACAGCAAGGTGTAGACATACTGCTCGTTGGCCCAGAACTCCTGATACGGTTGGGCGGCAAGGTCCGGATAGGCCATGTGGCGGCCAAAATGCTCAGGGATAGCAGCACCGATCCGCGATTGGTTGCCCTGGGCGGTGATGGTGTAGGTCGGTGAGACTTCGTTACTGGCGATTTTTCCGACCGATGGAGCAGGGACCGGAGCGACCAGATTGGTGAGAGCGTTCCCGGCGAACATTACCCCCGCAGCAGCCACCCCGTTCCAAAAACTCGCGGGACCAAATCCGGTGGCAAACATCATATCCGCAGCAAAGCCGCCACCAGGGATGGCCATGGCCACGGCCAGGGTGGCGACCATGAGCACGATCCGCAGCGGGTTGGAGCCGCCGCCTCCCTGGGGGACGCTGGAGACATCGATGAACACGAGGATACCGTCCTCGCGGACCATGGCGGTCGGCCAGTCGGCGCGTAACACCGGCGCACCATTGAGCAGGGCGATGTATGGGCGGTCCCATGCCGGGTCAAGCTCGGCCAGGGTTGCGGGTGATGACAATTGCGAGAGGCGGCGCTGCTGCGGGCACAGCGCGTGCTGAACGTAGATTACCGATGGCTGCATAACGCCCCCTGGAAACGGAAATATTGGCGGCGGCCAAGCCCGGAGAGATGCCAGTGGGCGTCGCGGGTGAAAATAACCCCGCAGCCGCGCACACAGTGGAGCACGCCGCCGCCGTCATCGGCCAGCCAGATGCCGAGATGGAGCGGGGAGCGGATAACGACCAGATCACCGGGCTCAGGGCTGCCGACCAGGACCCACCGCTGGCGCTCGGCGTGGCTATTGAGCAGGCCGACCAGGGCTCGGCGGTCGTTGTAGTCCGGGATGGTGATCATGGGCATTTCCACCCCGAAGTGGCGGCGCTGGATTTCGGCGGCAAAAGACATGCAGTCAAACGCAGCCGGCCCGGTGGCCCCGGCCTCCCAGGGGCGGCCGATGTAGTCTTCGGCCCAGCTCATGCGATCAACCCCGGAAACTGTTCAGCGGTGTAGGCCAGGGTCGGAAATTTGCGGTTGGTGAGGTTGGGAAACCCCACCACGGCGGTGACCGTGGCCACGGTGGCGGTGATGCTGATGATGTCGGCGTGGATGGGCGGGTCGTTCTGCGGCTCGGTGAGGTCGGAGTCGATATACTCCCGATAGGTCACCCGGACCCGGCCGGTGGTGGTGAGGGCCTGCTCGATGGAGCCGACGATCTCCCGGCTGACGTTATCAATGGTGATGGTGAGCTGGGGGACGCCGGTGGTCGAGACCTACAAAGCGGACCTCTTCGCCGGGGTTTTCCGGCGCGGTGGCCTCCAGGGTGGCGAGGAGGTCATTGTGGTCGCGGACCACCCGGATCGGCTCGGTGAATGCCGGGTGACGGAATTCGAGCGTATGGTAGACGATGGCGGTGGCGCTGGCGTAGGCCTCTTTGATGGCGGCCGAGAGGGTGGTATCAGGCATAACGAACCTCCAGCTGAGCGGTGACCACCCAGGTCAAGGCGCGGAGCTCGGCTTGCCAGATCCCGGCAAAGCGGGACTCCACCGCGGTGAGGCTGCCGCCGTCGCCGGTATCGAGGGAGACGTTCCACCATGCGGCCCCGCCGTCTGCACCATCGGACGCCTCGAACCAGGAGCGGAAAATCGCCATTTCGGCGGCGGTGAACTTCCAGGCCACCCCGATCATATCGCGGCGGGTGGCGGTGCGGCGGCGGGCGCGGCTGTTGCCGCCCTCCATCTCGGTGCGGGTGACCGGATCGGTGGGCAAAATCTGGTAGCCGGCAATCTGGGGGCGCGGCAGGCTGGCGGGATAGCTGGCCATCAGTAAGCTCCGGCGGCGCGATTGAGGCCGTAGGTCCAGGAGAGCGCCGCCGGGATCTGGCCGGAGCCGCGGACGATGTCCGTGGCCACTGACTGTTTGATCTGCTCAACGAAAACATCAACGACATTGACGCCGCCATCGCTGCGGCGCTGCTGTTGGCCACCTTTGCCGGGGGCCTCGATGACGTTGACCACCACGCCACCGCTGCCGCTGGCCTCGACGCCGAGGCGGCCGCCTGGTCCGCGTTTCAGCGGGAGGATGGCTTCGGGTCCGGCCTCGCCCATCAGGCCGATGCCGCGGGCAAAGGGGAACACGGTGGGTTGGTTGACAATGGAATTGGAGTAGGCCGAGAGCCCAACCGAGCGGTAGACGCCGCCACGGGCGTTGAGGCTGATCCCGGAAAGCATCCCGGAGAGGCCGGCGGCCAAGGGTTGGCTGATCAGCTTTTGCGAGGCGATACGGGCAAGGTCGGCGAGGATCGAGTTGACCATATCGCCAAAGCTGGCCTTGGTCCCGGTGACGAAATTAGCAACGGTGTTGTCCAGGCCGGAAAAGGCGGATTGCAGGGCGGAGCGGATGGCCTCTCCGCTTTCGGCGCTGCTGTTGGCAATATCAGCCAGGCCCTGCTTGAGGGCTTCGAAACTGTTGGTGAGGCGCAGCCGGGTCCCGGTGACGGCCAATTCGGCGTTGACGCCGGCCAGGGCGGCGGCCTGGGTGTTGTAGGCGGTGATGTCCTCGGCGGTGGCCTTGGGCATAGTGGCGAGGTGCTCCTGGAGGATGGCCTGGCGCTGGCGGAGCAGGTCGACCTGCGCGGCAAGGGCCTCGGTTGCGGTGATGGTGCCGGCGGCAACCTGGCGGGCAAGCTCGGCCTCTTTGAGGGCAACGCCGGACTCCAGCAGGGCGCGGCGGTCATTGGCTGCCTTCTGCGCGGCCTGCTGCTCGATCTCGGCGCGGGATGCTGCGTACCAGGCGGCAATCTCGGTGATGCGTTTTTCTTTTTCTTCGGCGGTCTTGGCCTTGTCTGCCCAGGTGGTGATGTACTGCTGGCGCTCCCGATCCAGGCGGGCGACCTGCTCGGCAAAGACATCGGCGTTGAGCTCGGCCTGGGCTTCGCGGAAGCGGAGACCGGCGGCGATTTCGGCGTTGAGGGCGCGTTCGGCGGCTGCTGCGGAGGAGGCGGGTTTGGTGGCGGTGGGCGAAAACGGCACGACAGATCCACCCGAAAAAACAGGTTTGACATTATTGGCCGCCGCTTTTTTTGCGGCTGCTACTTCTTTGGCCTGCTCCAGGGCAAATTCAAGCTCTCGGATCTCCTGGTATAAGCCCTGCCTGCGGTCGGCATTGCCGCCCTCACGCATGGCCGCAAGCTCTGCTCGGGCTGATTGCAAACGGGAGGTAATTTTTTGGGTTCCCGAGTCAAACGATGAAAACCATTTTTCCAGATCTTCCGGACCCATGCCGGCGAACTCCAGCAGGTCGAGCTTTCCGGCCTTGACCATCCCTATGCCGCGGATGGTGCGCGAGAGGTTGGTAATGCGTTCGATTGCCCATTGTGCAGCCTCGACAATATTGGCAAACAGGGAGAGGATGGCATCACGGTTGCGGTCGATGGTGGTGGCGAGATCAACGATAGCGGTGGATAACCCGTTAGTTGCTCCGCTCGATTTGTTGGCATCGTTGACCAGCGATCCAAGCGTGTTGGCGAGCACGGTTCCGGCCTGGCCGACGGTACGGTTCATCTTGGCGAACTCGGTGTCAACGTCGGCGGCTCCCTTGAAAATGGCATTGGTGAGCACGTCAGCGGTGATCTGCCCGGACTCTGCCATCTTGCGCAACTCGCCGCGGGTTTTGCCGGTGTAGTCGGCCAAAAGCTGCATGACCCGGCCACCCTGCTCGGCAACCGAGTTAAACTCTTCGCCCCGGAGCACCCCGGCGGAAAATGCCTGCGAGAGCTGAATCATGGTGGACGAGCGCTCGACCTCAGTGGCTCCGGAGACGGTAAAGGCTTTGTTCAGCGTTTCGGTGATGGTCAGCAGCTGGCCCTGGTTGAGCTTGAGGTCCTTGGTGGCTTGGGCGAGGCGCGTATACACCTCAACATTGCCACCGTACTCGGTACGGGTGCGCTGGGAGAGGCTGTACAGCTCTTTTTCAACAACAGCCAGTTGTTCGGCGGATTCGGTTACCAGCTTAAGCCGGCCCTCAAGGAGGGTGTAGGTGTCGGCGGTTTGCATGGCACGGGCTCCGCCGAGCGCCGCAAAGATGGTTCCAATGCCGCCACCTGTAGCAAGCCCACGCAGCGATGATCCCAGGCGGGCGAGTTTGCCATCAAACTCTTTGATCTGCCCTGCACCCTGGCGCAACGTGCGCGCCATATTCTTATCAATCGCGGTCAACTCGACCTGGATCTTGTTGTTTCTCACTGTATCACCACGATCTCGTTAGTGTTGCAGTTGCCGCAATCGGCGCGGCCACTGGCCCTGCAGGCCCTGCAATACTCGGCCTGCTCTTTGCTCTGCCCGGCCGCCGCTTCGACTCCCAGCCAGGCGAGCACCGCCTCACGAAACAGCACCTGGCGCTTGCGGGCCTCGATGTATGGCTCGGTCTGCCGCAGGGTCACCGTCCAGAGGATGATGTCCCGCTTGCTGATGTCGCCATCGGCAAGCAGGCAGACTATTGCTTCGAGCGCGTCCCAATTGCCTGATCGATGCGGTCGGTCAGGGTTTCCAGCGTCTCCAGCAGCGAGGAGAGCTGGTTGCAGTCGAAAAAATCAGCCACCACCTGCAGGAGCACCCTGGCCGGGGCGTTTTCCAGGTCGTCGGCAATGGCGGTTAGGTCCCGGTCCCTGATGGCGACCCCGTCGGGGATGAGCACCACCGCCACTGCCCGGTAAATACGGTCGCCGAGGGCGGCAATCACCCCGGGTACGGAGGTGTCGGTAAAGCCGACACCAGCCAGCTCGGCCAGCAGCTGCTGGATCTGGCCGAGGACCAGCTCGCGCTGGTGGTATATTGTGCCGTTGATCTCGTAGCGCATCATATAGTTGTCTGGGTGTTGAGCAGGGTCATGATAATCTGGGATGCATCGGCGTCGTTGCCGTAGTAGGCCTGCCAGTCGAGCTCGTAGTAAATCCCCTGGGGTCCGCTGATGGCGGGCGACTTGACCGAATAGACCAGCTCCGGGATTTCAATGGTGAGCTTTTCGTTGCCGGCGGTCCCCGCTCCGGTGCCGCGAGTGTAGGTCCAGAGCAGGCTGGATTCGGTGTTGTTGATGGCCTTGTTGTAGAGGGCCATATCCTCAAAAAAACCTTTCAATGTGCCGCTGACCACGCAAATGCCGTCGATCATCGACCCGCGCACCCCACCGCCGCCGAGAACAAAGGTGTCACCGTCGAGGGCGTTGTCGATATTGAGGGTCAGCTCGGTGATAAAGTCGGCGGCGCTGCCGCCCTCCTGGATAGAGGAGATAGCAAAGCCGTCCACCGGGTTGTCGCCGAGGTCGGTCAAGCTGGAATCGAACGGGGTCGATCCGACCGCCTCCGACGCACCCATGAAATCGATGGATGCCTTCTGGAAACCGGATTGACTGACCGTGAGGCTGAAGCGGTTGGCCTTGCAGCCCTTGAAAAGAAAATACTGGTCAACGTCCGTGAACCCTTTTTCGATGGTGAACGAAGGCAGGGCGGAACCGACTTTGAAGGTATGCGTTGGCGCGGCGGTGTCCACCGAACCGAGCACGGCCAGGAGCAATTCGCCCGGGTAAAAGCCGAGGTTGAAATTGATCGACCCGGCAACGTCGACCGTCCCGCGACGTGGAGCCTGGGAATTGCGGCCGCTGTAGATGTGATCGTTGTTTTCCAGGCCAACCGATTTGGAAAGCGACTCGGAGGCAAAGGGCAGCCTGATCATGGCCGGGCTTGCCGGAGCGACGCCGTAGGTAGTCTCTTTTTGGATGGCCAGATAGCTCTGGGTGCCTTGCGCTTGCGCCATGATAATGTCCTCTTACAGTGCCCCTTTGGGGGTCAGATAGTCGATGGCGGCCACCAGATGCGGCCACATGATTTTTTGCCCGCCGGTTTCGATGGAGTCGGCGGCTCCGGTAATGGTGATCCGGGAGCAGGTCCCGCCGAGGGTGTAATCAGCCACCAGGGCAGCGGAAGCGGTGTTGAGCAGCTCCCAGGCCGCCGGGTAATCGTAGGCCCCGGCAACAATGGCGCCGATTTTCAGCTGGATGGTGTGCAGCCACGAGCCGATGGACTCGCCGTTGTCAACGGTGCTCTCACCCATGGCAATCTGGATCATCGGACCATCGGTCGGGTCGAGGGCGTCGTCCCAGGGGAAACAAACCCGCTCGGCAACATCGTCGACCGCGATCTCCAGCCGGGAGCGCAGGGCCTCAAGAATGATTGGACGTTGAGCAGCCATGATGGTCAAAAATCCCTGGTGAGGTAGAGCACCACCGAGCCGTTGAGTGGCTTGGTGCGCTCAAAACACTGGTATCGGACGCCTGCAATCACGAGCACGGTGGCGTTGCTGGTGATGGCGGCGCCGTCCTCGGCGGCCAGCTCCAGGAGCGGCTGGTCGGTCTGGATCTCGCGGCCATCCTGGCTGATCTCGACCGATGACTCGGAAAACAGCCCGGTTAAAGTGGTGGTTGTCCCCTCGATGGACACCGCCACCCCGAAATCCTCCAGGGCGGCGGTGAGGGTTTCGCTTGAATCGATCATCGCTTACAGATACTCAAGGGAGACAACGATCTTGCCAGCCGTCAATGCGGCAACGGCAATGGTTGCCACCACCTGCCGTCCATTGGCCGTGGTGCGGACAGCGGTTGCCGCAGTGCCCACGGGCACCACATCCAAAACCGCATTGGCGCTCAGACTGGCCACGGCGGTTGCGGCACGGATATCGTTGGCGCTTTCCACTTTCAGCGCCACGGTGGCAGAACCACCGCTGGTGCAGGCGGTTTTAACGTGGATCATGCCAGAGGTGATGATGGCGTCATTGGGTAGGGAATCGCCCCGCAGGGTGATATCCCCCACCGCGCCGCCATCGCGTGCAAAATCGTATTCAAAGTAAGCCACCTGCTTGGTTGGCTCGAGTCCTCGTCTATTCATAGTTGTCTCCAATCTGGAAAACGTTGATATTGGTGGGCCACGTGTCGCAGCCCACCCTATAGCACAATCTGCCGGCGCTTACGCTCCGGCGTTCTTGACCATGGCCTTCCAGTCGACGGCCTTGGCTACGCAGTCGATGCGCACCTTGTACTCGACGCCGTCCACGGTCCATCCGGTGCGCTGCTCCAGATAGGGGGTGCGGTTGCCGTTGAGGAAGAACACCCGCACGGTCTTGCGTTTGGGACCGAGAAAGTAATACGCGGTTGAGCTGGCGGCATCGAGACGGGCATCATAGGCACGCTGAAAGCGGGTGCCTCCGTAGATATTGGTCCGGGTCGACCCCTTGTTGTCGGAGCTGAAGTTGTTGGAGGCAAAAAAGATCTCCGCCGCTCCTTCCAGTGCCCGGGGCGCGATGAAATACTGCAGCGGGATATTGAGATACTGCTTGGACTTGAGGCCCTTCTGCAGCCCGGCGAGCTTGATAGCCTCACCAATGGTCGTTTCGCTAATGACACCAGCGGTCCCCAGGTTGCCATGGTTGGCGTGGAACAATGCCACAGAATCACGCATGGCCGCATTGGCGGTCAACACTCCATAGGGACAATCACCAATCTTGCGCGCGGCGGCCTCGCCCATGGACATATACATATCCGCCAGGGCGGACAGATCGTCATTGACGATCACCGTGCGGGTGATGGCCGCCAACTTGCCATAGGTGGCCAACTGATAGGTCTCCTTGGCATCGGTGCGCTCGCCGTACTGGTAGCCCGCATCGTTGACGATCTGATCCAGATCGTCAAACTCGGAGGCCATGGCGATGGTATTAGTCTTGAAGTCGGGCACGGATCCGGAACCATCGGCCCACAACTCCCACGTCTCATTGGCGCCTTCGTACCCTTCGAACAGGGCTTTATTAGCCACCGCACTCATCAGCACCGGCAAATCCGATGCGGTCAGCGCCCGACCGATCATCTGCATCGGATCGCCCCCGCTGGCGTATCCGCCCCGCTTCAGGCACTCCCGGGCGACTTCGCGCAGGGAATAGCCGACAAACTCAGACCCGGCCGAGCGGGTACCATCCAGGGTCCAGCCACAAGCGGCGGCGGCATCGGTCAACCCGCGCTCGCCATCCAGCGGCAAGCCGGAGCGGACAAACAATCCGGCGGTTGCTGCGGCGCGGAACTTGTCCAGCTCATCTGCTCCCCGCTCGATCCGCGGCGGCGCATACCCTGGGGACTGGCTGCGCGACTGACTGGAGAGGATATCCAGCACCTGAGCGCGCACCTGATCCATGGTCAGGTTGGGCTGGAGCAGGGCAGACCGTTGCTCGCCCTCGATGCCGTGGCGATTGCACAACTCCACGATTTCCAACGCACGGGCAAATCCGGCGTCGGTGGCTACCTGTTGCCCAATCGGGTGCGGTTGAGCGATAGCCGGTGCAGCGGTGGGCATCGATTGTGTCGATTGAGAGCCATCGGCAGGTTCGGATCGTTGCCCGCCCGCCTCGACACGCTCAGGTCCGTCAAACTGAACTCCACGTGTTTGCAAATCCGTCCAGAACTCCCACGCCTGTTCCTCGGTGGCATCGGCGCGGAGACCATTGGCCAATAATAATGCTCGTAATCTGGGATTCATGTATACCTCGTCCCGTTATGGGCGAACGCCCGTTCATGCGGCCTATGGCCGCGCCTGTGCCAACCGGCCAGCCGACCCTATATATTTCGAGAGGCTATCCGCGCCTATTGGCGTTAAGGTAAATTCTCGCAGCATCCACTCGGTAGAAATTTTGAGAGGCCCGACAAAGGTGCGCCCGCGGACGATCACCTCAACATCTTCAGGGACCCACAGGGCGCTCAACACCTTGTACCCTGCCGAACCATCGGTCAGATGCCCATCCAATACTTTTTGCCGAGTGCGCATCGACTTATCGTCGGCAGCGAACCTGACCAGACCCTCGATAGCGAGATAGTCGCCTGCCTGTTGCTGGCGGAAATCCGTCACCGATCCCATTTGATCATCCACCGTCCAGCGGTTATGGCAATCGAGCAATGGCAACTGCCCATGCGCCGGATACGACACCCCGTCCATGAGCAACACCTCATTCACCACCCTGTCCAACTCCCAGTCGTACACCAGGGCGGGCTGCTCGGTTGCGATTATCCAACGAATATTTTCGGGGTCTGTCGCCTGCCGCAAAGGGACCGCCCGTGTTGTCCACCCGGGGTGCAGACCCTTTGGGGCGACTCGTTGTGCCCTATCCTGGCGCCCCACCAAAGTGGCATGTAAAAGCGCTCGCTGGTGCAAGTTCATTGTTCCGTGTCCTCTTGTTTACTGGGCGCGGTCGGGTTACCCGCCACCGCTGCCGGGTTGGTCTGCATGGCCGTTGAGACCTCTTCCAGTGATAATCCGCGCTCCTCGGCCATCCGTTTGAACTCCTGGAGCTCGTTGAGCACGTCCTCGGGGTCACGGCCCCTGCCGGTGATGATCTCCTGGGGGCTGAACAGCAGACTTTTCACCAGATCGATCTGGCCGCGTGATTCGCGCAGCAGGTCAAGCGGTTCTTGCCCAGGGGGCTGCCAGATGCCAGCCATCCAGTGCCGTTGATTGGTGGCGTATCCAGGCATGGCCACTTTGCCGGTCAGATGGAGGGCATCGAAAAACAGCCGGTTGATGCGGGCACCGAACTGGCGGCAATGGCGGGCGACAAGCGGCCGCATCGCCTTGGCGAAATCGTTGCGCACCGTGCGGGTGGTGTTGTAATTGAGGCCGGAGTAATCACCGGCCACCAGCTCGTAGGGCACATCGTGCGACACGGCGAGCATTTGCAGGAAAAATTTGGTGGTCGGCCCGAAGTTGTCGCCGGGCACGTCGGCAGCGTTGATATTGATCTTTTCGCCAGGGAGAAGAAATTCTATCGTGGCATTTTCAAGCACGGTCTGACGCTGACCGGTGGCTCCGTCGACCTCGGCGCGGCCCCGCTGGAACTTGGCAGCATCGGTGGTCTCGATAATAGCGGCCCACTTGCTCGCCATGGTGGCCCGGTCCATGTTGGCGCCCAAAAACTCCTGGAGGTTGTCGGCCAGCATGATGGCCGGGGTGCAGCGGCTAACCCCGCGCAGCTGTCCGGGCCGGCGGGTTTCAAAGCCGTGCAACACCCGTTCGGCGGGGACACGCACCGAGCGTTGCCGGTCGGTGAGCTGGGAAAATCCGTCCGGAACCCGGAAATGCAGGGCAATGACCCGCCCGGTAACGGGATCGTACTCAACACCCTGGTCGATCACAGCGCCATTGCTTGCCTTGGCGGCAAAATCACTCGACAACCACTCAGCCTCGTAGCACTGCAGCATTAACGGGAGATAACGTCCAGGGCTGCTGTCCCACGAGCCGACAATAATGGACTCGCCATCGATCACATCCTGGTAGCGCCATAGCCGCTCGATGTCGAAATAGTGCAACTTGCCTGCCGCATCACACTCATCCATCCACCACTTGCGTGCATCCTCGATGGCGGTGATGGCTTTGCGGTTGAGTTGCCGCTTGCCGTCCGGCCCAACATCACCGACCCGGGATTGAAAGGCGATACCGTCGCCCACCGAGAAGTTGATCAGGTTGTTGACCGCCCGGGCAAAGAACGGGAAATCGTTGTACAGTTGCCGCGCCCGTACTCGGATAGTGGCCCCTCCGCCCCTGATCAGCGCGTTAATGTCCTGGTTGACCGGGGTCCAATCGCCGGTCCCATTGGTGGTCAGGGCGGCGGCAAACTGGCGTAGCTGCATGGCGCGCAAACGCTCGGCAATGCGTCCGCTTTCGCGCCCGGGGGAAACAAGACCAATGGCCCGATCCAACCCGCGTTCGAGAGCACTCAGGATAGATGCGGCGCGGCTCATGGAAACCGCCTCCCCGCCTTGGCACTGATGCGCATCAGCGGCGTATCGGTCCCGGCCTGGAGGATGTCTCGTTCGGCAATCAGTCGCTGCAGATACGACTCCAAACTCTTGAGGTCGACCCGCTGACTCGACACGTCGGCACCGGAGCCGCCACGGCTGTACTGCTGGCTCTCCAGAGTGCGGCGGATCGAATCCCGCACCAGGGCAATCTCGGCGGTGTATTCTTCAACCGAATCGAAATACATCTACCACATCCTCCTGCGGCTGCTTTTTTGGTGGACTATCTGTGGCACCTCATTCGGTTCGGGCTGCCGGTCGCGGATATGCATGATGTCGATAGCGGCAAAGCCATAGACGCTGATATCCCAGTCGTGATTATCCTTGCCGCGCGGACAGATCCAATAGCCGCGGTCATCCTGATACTCGGCGCACATCTGCCGGGCATAATCCATACCGAGATCCGCATGCAAATTGATCGACCCCGGATCACCGGCCTCGATTTCAAGCGCGGTGGCCAACTCGCCCTTGTACAGCGTGACGTTGAGGGTATAGAGGCTCAGCCCACCGGGGATGGCGATTTTTTTCCCATTCCCTCCGGGGAGGTATTCGATACGGCTCAGGTTCCAGGGCTGTGCCTGGTCCCGCCGGCCTTTGATCGGGTTGAAAATCGGGTTGCGCTTGCAAAAGAGATACACGGCCTGGGTACGGCTGTGCTTAGGGCGGTGCGGGTCGGTACCGCCGCCGGAATCGATCCAGCCAGCCTCAACCCGGTAGACAACGCCCTGGGCATCCTGCCAATCCTTGTTGGCCAGGTTTTCCAGGTCGGAAAATTTGTGGACAAACCCCCGGTCGACCACATGGATCGACGGATGGTCGCCGTACCCAACCGCCCACACCTGGTAACGGAATCCGTACTTCTGGGTATCAACCAGCAACAACAGGGTTGCCGGATCGGCAGGAACCACACCGCGCGGCATGGAAGGATTGACCAAACCAAGGATCCGGTCCTCCAGCCGATCCTGCTGTTCATGGCGATAATCGTCTGCCTCGATACCGTTTTTCCAGGCGATCTTGTCCGTGAGCTTGCCGGCCAGATTCTTCAGCCAGGCAACGCCGATCTCGCGCAGGGTCACGTCCAGGCAATCCCAGGCTCGGTGGATGAAGCCGACGCGCTCGGGCCGTACTGCATCAGCACCCTTGATTGCCCACCACGCGCCGCCACGAATTGCCTGGATGCGCTGCTGCTCGTTGATCTCGGCGCCGCAGGCATGGCAGGCCATGGTCACGCCGTCGCGCTCGATAGTCTCGATGGTGGCTGCTTCGTCGACCTGCAGGTGCTCGCCTTCGGGGCGGATCAGCTCCTGGCAGTGCGGGCAGCGCAGCCGCCATTCCCAAACCTGGTGACAGGCATCGATCCCCTTGCGCACATACCGTCCGGCAGGAGTGGAGCAAAAAAAGTGCTTTTCACGCCCACGAAAGGTCCGCGACCGTTTGCGGATCAGGGTAATCGGGTCGGTCTCTTTCTTTTGCGCGGATGACTCTTTGTCGACCGTCGATGCTCCCGACTGGAGCACGTACTTATCAACCTCGTCGCAGAAAATAGCCTGGGCAGGAAAGGTGGCCATGGACAAGGCCGAGGTGGCCCAGCTGGGCCGGATGATTTTGCCGTTACGCAGCCGGATGCGGGTATTGGCGGTGTCGTCCTTACGGTCGCTGAGAAAACCGCGCAAATGGGCGCTCTTTTCAAACATCGGCCGCAACAACTGATCCACGATATTCTTGGCCGCCTCTTCTCCGGGCATGAGATAAAAAATGTCTCCGGATAACTGTTCCACCGACCAGGCCAGGCAATTGGTCAGGGTCATGGTTTTGCCCGATTGCTCCGAGGCGCAGTACCAGATTTCGCGTACTGTCGAATCGGAAAAAGCGGTCAATATTTTGGCGGTATGGGGCGCATATTCGCGGCGCCATTGCCCGGAATGGGCGGCTGAGTCGGGGACGATTCGGTGCCGCTCGGCAAACTCCAAAGCGCTGATACGCTCCGGCGTGGTCAGAAACCGGCGGATATGGGCAGGAAAGAAAAGCACAGGGCACCGCTCCGAAGTGACCGAACGGCCGGAGAGGCGTTTGCGCACGTCCTTGGGTACACAGGGGTAAAGCCTGTACACCGGGGCGGCGATTGCCAGTTGCTGGGCGGCTGCACTTTCCATGGATCACCGGGCGATGGAGGGCCGCCGGAAGGGTGGAGCAGATCCCTTCCGGCAGCAACAAGGATCGACGCGCAAACCAGAGGTTTACGCGGATATCCTACCCGGTGTTTTTTGGCATTTTGGATTTCTTGGAATTTCTCGTGATTTCTCGGAATATCTCGGTAAATATCAGCACATCTTTTGATTTATCGCTTGACGTGTGTTTTGCGCGTAGAACGTACGGTTCAAATCACCCCACCGGATACAACCCCTTGACCCGATCCAACTTGGCCATGGCCCGGATTACATCACCCTTGGCCGCCAGCATAGCCTCCACCTGCTGCTGATTCCCGTGGCGAATGTTCCATGTTTCGTGCATCGATGGCAAGACCAGCTCTGAAAGCTTGTCTGTCAGTAGCTCGATTTTCTCAATATCGTCTTCCATTATTCCTCCTGCGATTGCTTGAATACTCATAGCCGTGTCAATGCAGATTGACATCAAAGGCGGACTCCAGAAAACGCTCAAGCTTTTCGGAGACAATAGCGCCGGTCAACTGACTAAACGGCAAGGGGCGATGGTTGACCGCTGGCCCTGTGCTGTCCGAGGTTGAACAGGTAACGGTTTCCTCGGAAAAATCGCCCTTGAATTCGAGCGCGTGGGTCAGAGCGGTGGAGTCTTTACGAGGGGCAATCTTGATCTGCAAGGCGATCAACCGCTGCGATCCGTCCTTGGCTCGATGGTCAGCCTTTCGGATCTCAACCA